TAGCCCAGAGCCTCCTCGTAGAGTTTCATGATTCGCGGCCCAAAGCGCTCGAGCCCGAACCTCTTTGCCCACCCGCGGGCGTCGAAATCGAAAGCGCCGAGGGCCGCGTGGATTGCCTCGGCAACGTCAACCGGGGAATCGGGAGTTGCGCGGAAGGGGCTGTGCCGACAGGGGCTGCCAGTGACGACAGGAGTTCCGCACGCGAGGGCCTCGCGAAGGATTCGCGTAGCAATCCTGTGTGGGGTCACGACGACATCCGCCGCGCGAAGGACTGGCATGAAGTCGATCATCAGCCCCTTAGTCTCACCCAGGATGCCGCGGGCCTTCAACCCGCGGAGGATATGCCCCCACGGACCGAGGGGAGTTTTCATCGCGTAGATGTGGAGCTTCAACCCCTGGATGGTCTTCGCGGCCTCGGCCACTCCGTGCACGACATGGAACGGATCCGCGTCCGGCCGCCACATATCAGCCACGAGGACATTGACCCGTCCGTGCGGGTTAAACTTGTGCTCCCGGCCAATCTTAGTGTAGAGCCCCAAGTCACAAGGCGGATCAACGGTCGTCCGCATCTTGTCCTGCGGGATGACCATCTCCCAATATGGGCGGTGCTCCTGCCACAAAGTGATGAAGAGCTTCCAGCGCGGATCCTTTCCGCGCTGCGCGTGGAGGTCGTATACGGGGATCTCCCCGCGTTGAGTAAGTCGGAAAGATGACTCAGGCCTGCCGTGCAGGATCTGCACGACAGGCGCGGTCGTCTGGCGGATGAATGAGTCCGGGATGCCTCCGTTGCACACGAGCACGTCCGCGAGGGCGGCGGACATCCTCCGCCTTCACCTCGTGCCCGCCGCGGGAGTCTACATCCCCAAGCCTGCGCGACTCACCCTGCACCCCCGTGTCCACTAGGATGGACTCGGCTCCAGCGAGACGTTCCGCGATGATCATGTCGCGGGTAGTCTCGTAGAGCCCAGCCCGATGTGGAGCGAAGGGCGCGAAGTGAGCGATACGCACGAATCACCTCTAGGTGACGGTCACTGCGGCGAGAAGCGGCTTGTACCACATGTAGACATCCCACTCGCCGGTGGTGGGATCGGAGTTCGCGAGAACCAGGTCAATCCCGCCAGGCATCAGGAACTGCCCGTTCTCGTCGCAGCCCAGCGCATTTACGGTGCCGGTGGCGGCGCGGGCGAGGGGGTCGCCAGAAGCGCCGGACACGTAGAAAACGTCTCCAGCCGCGTCGGTGTTCGCGTCCAGGGCGGTACAGATGTCCGTAGCCGAGCCAGCCCCAGACGGGTCGTGCTGCCATTTGGCGGTACACGCGGCGTCCACAACCGTATCGACGTGCGCGAAGATGCCCAGCAGCATGATGGGCCCGTTGGCAATGGTGAACACGTCCGCGACAGGGCCCGAGCCACCAGTCAAAGAGACCGCGGCAGCCCGCACGCACCGAGTCTGCCAGGCGTCAACCGCGACGGTATCCGCGGCGACCCCAGACATCCCCCAAGCCTCAATAACCAATGTGTCGCTCAGGATGTTATCCACATCCGTCTCGATCTTGAGGCAGTCCGAAACGAGCACGACCACATCCGACGCAATCGTGTCCGCGGTTGCGTCAACCACGATCAGGTCAGACGCGATGGTGTCCGCGGTTGCGTCAACCACGATCAGGTCAGACGCGACCGTATCACAAACGGTATCGAGCGCAACGACGTCCGCTTCAATTTTGAGCGTGTCCGAAACGACCACGACCAGGTCGCTGGCCACAGTGGTCATCTGGGTAGCCATGGCTACCACGTCAGATTCAATCTTGACCGAATTGGACTGGATCTGAGTCGTCTCGCTGTGCACCTGGTCCAGGTTCGCCTGAATTTCGACGCAGTCCGACGCGCACACGATTAGGTCAGACGTGATGGTATCGCAGATGGTATCCACGACAATCAGGTCAGACGCAATCGTGTCAGTTACGGTGGTCATGGCCAAAGTGTCAGACAAAATATTGTCCACGTCGGTCTCAATTTTGAGCGTGTCGCTCGCAATTGTGGTAGTCGTCGCCTCAATCAAGGTGGTGTCGGAATACACCGCGGCAACCGAGGAGTTGCCAGTGCCGGTGTAACACCCAGCGATCTCGCCGTTACCCGCGCTAACGATCAGATCCGCGAACACAGACGCCGCGTCCGTGCCGGCGAAGCAGTCCGACATCAGGTACTGGTCGGTAGCCGCGTCGAAATTCGCGGGGCCCGAGCCAGCACCATCCCACGCGTCGGTGGCCGCCGCGCCGGTGCCCAGAATCTCGAGGAACCCGCACTTAGAAACGTGCAGACCCTGAACCGTGCCAGAGCCGCCAGCCCTCGACGAGCGTGCCAATCTGCGCCGTATCCGTGTTGACGAAGATGACGGAGCGGTGGTGGTCAATAAACAGACAGTCGAGGACCGCGAGCCCCTGGCAAGCGTTCGTAACCTCGATTCCGTAGCCAACCCACGAGGAGGTAACCGCGGAGTCATCGAAGAAACAATTCTTGACCGTCAGCCGATCCGCGGCAGCCGTGGTGAGGAGACCCGCCGTGGTCGCGCCCGCCCCGGCCACTCGGCTGAAGTGCAGCCCCTCAACGTGGCAGTCACCCGCGGAACACGTTAGGAGGTCAAGACTTGTGGCCCCATTCAGCTCAAAGCCCTGCCGTGGTGAGGAGACCTCACAAATCACCTTGACTCGCGCCTTGTTCATCGCGAGCGACGTGGTAACGGTTTCCGACCCACCCGGCGCGAGCCGAATGGTATCGCCGGCCTCACTCATGGCCAGAGCCCGAGTGAGGGTCAGCAACGCATGGCGCGGGTCCGCACCCGGGTTGCCATCGTTGCCGTTGTTGGAATCGACCCACAGGACCTGGCCCTGACGGGCGCTGGTCGCGCCCATCAGCTCCTGGTGCAGGTCTTCGCGAGTGCTAAGCTGGACCATCACTCACCCCCTTACGACGGAACTGCGGTACCGGCGAGGGCCTGGCACCATCCGCAGTAGTCGATAAAACCGCATTCCATGTCCCAGGCAATTCTGGTTCGGAACGCCACTCGCTTGTCGAGGTAGTCAACCGTGCCCGCGCCGGCCATAGTCACGACCTCGGGGGGACGGAGCTTCCACTTGCGCACCATGATGCGCCGCGGGTTGCCCAGATACCAAGCCGAGGTCGACAGATCATCGAGCTTCGGGCTGGTCAGAATCATCGGGGCGAAGATGCCCTCCGGGCCGTAAGCATTCTTTTCATTCCAGACACCCGGCTCCAAGACGCTATTCCGAATCTTGAACGCGGTAACCTGGAGCGCGTCGGGGACAAGCAGAATCGTCTCCGACATCGGCAGGTTGATCCGCTCGCCGCGAGCGTTGGTCTGCGCGACCAGGAGGGCGCGCATCAACTCGAGGTCCGTGTAATCCACGAGCGCCGTGTTCTGGCTCTGGTTGCCGCTAGCGCCGAGGCGATCCAGCGTGGTATTCACGGTGGTGAAAAAAGTCGTACCAGTGCTGTTCTCGCGGTGCAACGAGTACGGCTCCCGCGCGTTTCCACCGTCAAAGTCGGTAACGCGCTGGAGAGTCTGCTTCTCGATGTCCTCGTTCGCAATCTCACCGACAGCCGTAAGACGCTGAACGATCTCACCGATTTCGTTCTCGTCAATCAGCTCCTGGGTAATGCTAGTCTGCACTCCCTTGCGCCGGTAACTGATGGTGTACACTTCCTCGCGGCCACCCACATTCGGGAACGAGTCCCCTTCCGCGACGTGCAGCAGGTCCTCATCCTTGACGGTCAGCAGGTGCACCCCGGTGTAAACCGAAGTCTTCTTGTTGTCATCCCGCTCCTGGACAAGCTGCTCGCCGATAGTCGGAACGGCCTCGAAAGCCGCATTGACCCCAGCGATACTGAGCCCGCTCGTCAGGACCTGGAACGCGCTGGTATTGATCGCGCGGCCCTGCATAGTGGGGCTGGGGACGGTGATATCCACGCCGCTGAGATCGCGGCTCATCGGGCGGATATCCTCGATGGTCTCCCAAGAGAACCCGCCCTCACGCTTCTCCGCCTGGTCTGCGACCAGGCGAACGTAGCCAACGGGGTCATTCTCCGCCTTGTTGCGCAGTGCGCTGACGTCGATGCCCGGCTTCTGGAAAATCTCAACGCCGCACTTGAGGGGCGGCAGCTTTTTCGCTTCTCTCATAGCATCCTCCCTTAGGTGCTGTCGTCGCCGCAGAGCTTGTTCCAAAGAGACGCAGTCTCGGCGAAGACCATCTCAACGGTATCGGTGCTGCGGATGGTAACTCCAGAATCAAAGAGATCCCCGGCCGCCAGGTGCCCCTGCTTGTTGGGGTAGTGCCCCTGCCCGGTGGCGGTGGCCAGAGTGTGGCTACCGCCGGTGGTGACGCTCTGCGTGCCGTGATAGGTCATCGCCGTTCCGTAGGCCAGCGCGGACCCGGAGGCCAGGGCGTACTCGAAGACATCGCCCGGCCGCGGAACGATGATCTTGTAATAGCCGGCCAGATCCCCAGCCTTGACCTTCTCGGCTGCGACGGCGATGTTGCCGTCGTAGTCAAAGTCGGAATCAATGGGAACCCACTGGGTATTCCCACCGCCGGTAAACTCGAGGATGTCGCCCTCGACAATAGCCTGGGAGCTTCCCGCGGCGAAAAGGCCGTAGTAATAAAGAGGCTCCTTAGCCCCGTTCATGTTGTAGCGCCAACTGCTTTGACTAGGCATTAGGTCCTCCCCTGGACGATCGCCCGGAAGTCTGCCCCGGTCATCTCCGCCGGCGCTTCCTCTGTGTTCTCAACCTTGGCAGGCTCAGCGGGAACCGGCGTACCAACCGGAACCAGGCGCTTAGCCCTCTCCGCCAGCAACGCGTCTCGCGCGTCGCCCAGCGTAATGTTCGTGTCGTCCAAAAACAGATCCTCCGCGAAGTCCCGCATATCTCGCGGGGCAATCGCCAAGATCTCGCGCTTCCGAGCCTCAAGGCGCTCAGCACTCTCAACCTCAACAGGCACCGGGGCCTTAGCCTCGGGCGCCAAAATCACCTCAGGCTCGGCAGCCTTGGGGGCCTCAGGCTCAGCCGCCTGGGGGGCTTTGGTCTCAGCCATATCGGCCTCTTCCTTCCTGGGCACGAGTGCCCCATATGTTCTCTTGAGTGCGGCCGGATCCGCTGGGACCGGGACCACAGATACTTCGAGGAGGCGCCACTTATCCGCAATGATCGCGGGGCCCTCCGTATCGGCGTCCCGCTGGCCTTCCGGCACCTCGTGCGCCTCGTCAACCGCGTAACCGATGGACAGCGCGCGAAGACTTCCCTCTTGCACAAGATCCCACGCGGTGCGGCCGTTAGCGGTGGCTTCGCTGAACGTTATCCGCGCGATGAGCTGCGTGCCCTCGACCCGGACAACCGCGCGGCCGACAATGTCGTTAATGCTGTGCCGGTTGTGCACGTTCAGGACCACGGGATTTGCGTTGTAGCGGTCCACGTTCGCGCCGGCCATGCGGAGCACTTCTGGCGCCTGCATCCCCATATCAACGGGGGACTCAGTGCTCGCCACGAATTCCGCAGTCCGCTCCTCGTCC